CTACTCTGCGATCAACGCTTTGATCGCTGCTAGGTAATCACGACGAGCCTTGTTCTGATCCTTATCTGCGGGTTGAAATACCGGAAGAGGACTGGCGCTAAGTTGCCTCACATCACTTGCTTGAACAACCTCCTCCTGCAGCCTCGCAACTGCTCCTATCGCAGTCTTCTTGGCGTCTTCGAAGCGAAGGCGCCCCTCCGTGTTTAACGTATCAATGCGGCGCGACTTAAGCTCCGACAAGCCCTTAATTAGCAGCGCGCTGTTTCCATAGATCTGCTCTCGCAGCTCTCTGATTCGCCTCAGAACAGCGCGATCCAGCCGAAGAATTCGGTGCGTGAATTTCGCAGGTTCAGTTTTTGGCTTAAGCTGAGCTCCAATGAGTTCGAAGTGTTCGAGAAAGCAATCTTGATCTGGACGGACGAACCGGTAACCCTTGGCCTGTAACTCCGGAGAAAATTCAAAGTTCGACTTTAGACCATTGCAATCCGAACAAGTCCACATCAAATTGGAATAAACATTCACGTTAATCAAATTCCCACCAACCTGTGGCGAGTAATGATCAACCTCGAAGGTTATACCGCAAGCCTCCGCCTCAGTTATAGTGCAGTAGGCGCAAGAAAACCAGAAATCATACCGAAGCTCAGGTACATACGCTCGATAGTTCGCTTTAAATTGAACAACCGATCTCACAACGCTTGGCGTTCCAATGCCAGACGCCATACTCGTCACCGCATCCGATTCAAAGCATCAATATTCTGTAGTAGCTGCTCCTGCATCGCCGCAACTTGCTCCAGACGATCAAAGTTGCTCTTATGGGCGGCCAACTCGGCCCGGTCAATAGCCCACTCAATCATTCTTAGTTCCAGCGACTCCCTTTTACTTAGTCCGTCCAGAAGATCTTTCTGCACAAGCCTTTGGCGCTCTGTAATGAAAGACTTGTATTGGCAATCACCATAGACGAACGAAGCATTATTTGGACTTAGTCTTGCTTGATGCTCCACTGGAGCTGCTGTTACGCCAGCGCCGCCATATGTATCGGATACAAAGTGCACTCGCCCACGTTCGCTACCTTTTGTCGTAGGACTTGGAGGATCAACGCGCGAGAGAATCCAACGACCGGTCGTGCCGGTAGCCAATTCAAACTCTTCAAACTCCCTATCAGCGACTGCTGCGTTCATAGTTCATGTCTCCGAGTCCGAATTTATCAAAATAGTTTGAAGCAACGAAGGCGCACTCCTGCACTTGGTCCATCAGCCTGCCAACGCTAGGTGATTTGGGAATATCCATTACGCGCTGCCAATCCAACTTGATAGTGATGGCGTCATCGTCAGACGAAACTTTTTCCATATAATGGTGGCACCGATCTGAAAATCCATCACCCTCATCAAGGATGGCTGTGATGTATCCATTCAAATCAACTGAACTCCGCCCCCATATGGAACCAAGGAAAGAAATATACGTCTCAATACCAGGCGGAAGTGAGTCCCGGTCAAGTCCACCTTCCGCAACAATGCCTACTCGATGGATTTTACGAGAGCCATCCTTATAGAGCTCAACCAGAACCTCTCGCAGCGCTACTTGAACATCCTCAAGAAGACTTTGATAAGGGCGAACCTTAGTCTTCATGAGCAGTTCCGGCAGATGACTACCACCCTTGTCACGAGTCTCTGTCAGGTAACGCCACCCGACTAGAACATTATTTGAGGATAGAGAAATATTGATCCCGTCATCTCTCTGAACCTTTATTTTATTTTCATCGAAATCCAACGAAAGTCGACCGTGTTCCGCTTGCCATTTATTAAGAACAGGCTTCAATCTCGCAATGATACTTGTTGGCGTCTCAAATGATTGACCAGTTAAGATGCCAATAGTAGGGAAGGCTCGTATGCCATCCAACCAAACAGAGACAGGTATGCTCATGTTGCCTTTAGGAGTGTCGTCAGAATCATGTTCAGTTGGCATACGGGCTTCCTTCCTTGGCTACTGTGCACTTGGGTCGTGGTCCTGCGAAAGCTAGCGCAGCCGTACGAACCACAGTGTAAAGACGCGTGAGTATCGCATGCGATCTCACGGAAGTGTGAAGACCGCTCACCAAATCTCAACACCCAGTGAGAATGCCGAGTCAACCAAGACTGTCCACTCTAATCTTGCACGTGGAAGCTGATGTTGTTGTTACAGGCCCAACGACCTCGACGGGCAGTAGCTCTAGGCATCGCGATCACCCAAGCGGCCTCTGCAGCGAGGACTGCAGCTACTTCCACCCTTCCTGCCTCCATCCCGACGCAAGCGCCACGTCTTCTCACAGACGTTGTCCGCAGCTGATCGACCAGTTGCCGACCAACTGCGGCACCGGCCGGCCCTCCACGGCCAGCTGGACCGTGTCATTTGCGGCGAAAGTGGCCGGAGCGGATCAGATTCAAAATCGGGACAACTCGTCTTCACCTGCCCTGACCCATGCCTTCATGGGATCCCTCGCCCTGGGCTTGGTCTCCTTCGGCGCTCGGCGCGGTTCCAGCGCCTCCTTGATCCGCGCCAGTTCCAACAGCCCGGCCTCGGCTAGGCGCCGGGCCTGTTGCTGCTGCTCACGGGTCGGCGGCAGGCCAGGCAGCGGGGGCTCGGGCTGGATCGGGGTGCTGTCGGTCAGCCGGGCAACCGCCTGGCGCAGGGGCAGGTCGGGGTACAGCCTGGCCGCGCACCAGCGCTCGGCGTAGCGCTTCGCCTGTCTGACGTTGGCGGCGCGCACTTCCTTCACCTGCCACATCTTCTGGCCTTCCATCCATAGCCGGACCCCGGGACTACCATCAGGCGTGACGCTGGCCGTCTCACGGCCGTTGTACCAGAGCGCCCAGCGCTCACCGGTCTGGACCCAGCCAGAGGAAATCGGAGCGATGCGGAAGCCGTGGGAGTACTGCATGGCCGGAAGGATACGGCCGGCCGTCGCAGATCCTGCGAACGCGGCGGCGACCTGCCTGAATCGTTCGAGGAGGGAGTTGTTAAGCGCTGCATCGGCGATTTGACGAATCCGTCAATTTTCCCGAATCGGAGGGTCGAGCCTGACTCGACCCTGTGCTCGCGCGGCGCCGCTCACGCGCCCCCGGGTTGAGCTACTTGCCGACACAGCTTCCTGCGTAGAGAATTTTGTCCAGCACGAAGTTCTTAACAGTTCATGCTGTATGGTCGACGCATCTGGCTCCTCTCAGGCGCGAAATCCTTCGCCCCCGTGTCTAGCCCCTAACAGGCACGGCACATGACAACCCCGACTGCTTTCCGGATCCTTCGGATCCGACCTTTGTTGCGCCTAAATGGGACGATCGAGCGAGTCGAGACTCTTCAGGCTAAGTGCGGCGCATGCGGAGACGAATCACGTATGTCCCGAGGCATGGGGCTTGTCGACGTGGAGAATGGTGTAGAGCTCACCTGTCCGGCCTGCAGGGTAACGGGGACGCTCACCACCGACCAGGCGTGGCTCCTCTGGGGCGAGCAGATGAGGCAGGATCGAATTTTGGCATTAGCAGGGCTGGCGCCCGACGATCTATATCGGCCCTAGATCCTGGATCACTGCCTGCCCCTCGCGGAGTACGGCGGCCAAAAGTCGACCACCCGCCACCTGCCTACCTACCTGTTTGTTGAGCCAGGTCGCTTGGATCCTGCCGGCCGCAAGGACATCGGCTGGAGCGAAGCTATCTGGCCTGCCAACCAAGGGCTCCCCAGGAGAGGCCAAGCCTCCATCCAAGGGCTGCACCACCGATGGCCTGGAACTGTCGCTTTTGGAATAGGCAATTGCCATCATCCGCCCACTCTTCCGCGACCAGCCTCCCAGCATCAACTCGGTCCCGAGTTGGTCGAGAGGCAGGCCGGCCTCGGCCGCTGCCTTTTGATAGTCCGGCCATAGCCGGTCCACAACCAGCCCCAGCTCGGCAGATAGTTGCTCTATCGTGAAGTCCGCCCGGAAGCTTGCTTGGAGGGCGAGCTCGTAGATGCGAAGAAAGAACTGTGTGGACCCGCGTGCCGCCAACACCACGTTGTGCTGCGGGATCAGGAGAACCTTCGCGCCGGACGAATGGGCTCCGGTTCGGGCGTCCTCAGCAAGGGTATCGACCGCGACAAGAAGCTGGTCAGGACGCAGCAGAACATTGAGGATGCTCATAGCGGGCTCTTATGGGCGTCCGCAGAATATCGCCTTCCCCGCCCCTGCCTGTCGAGACCACCATGACGACCGAAATCACGGAAATCCTTGATCGCCTTCAGACCTGCGAGGCCGGACTTGAGATGCACCGCGGCTACCTCAAGGCGATGGAGTACGCATTGCGAATCTGCGTACTGACACACCCGACACCCAACGACCTCTCCAACGCTTGGCATCGGCTTCTGCCAAGCATTGCGGCCAAACACAGGCTAGACAGCAGCGATCTCTTCGCTGCGGCCTTCGAGCAATCACTGACGGTTCTGACTGAACAAATCGGCGACGCTCACGCCTGATCGCCATTCGTCTGGTGCTGCCGCGGCGCTGCTCACGCGCCCCCGGGTTGAGCTGCCTGCTGCCCCGGATCCGGCAAGGTCAGGATGCCCGCCTTGGCCGACTGGCACCATCGGGCAACGGCTCGACCACAGGTCGGCAAAGGCCTACGCGTGGCCGAAGGGCAGCCCCGGCCGACCGCCTTGGCAGGCTGGGCACTTGCGCAGGTGGATGTCGCTGCCGTTGGCCCCGTAGCTCTCCCCGCAGAACTGGCAGTGCAGCACATAGATGCTCTGGCCATGATCCGTCCCCGGTAGACCTGTGGCGCGGACATTCTTCTGACTGTTCCGGTTGATGAAGCCGATCTTCGTAGTCCCTTTGTCGACCCTAGCCATGTAAGCGCCCCCGTGAGAACCGCCAGAAGTGTATCCGTACACGCGGTGCCCACCCATGCCAGCCATAGGCTGGTGCCATGTGCGGCCGATTCGTCCAGCTCCCCGTGATCGACCTCGGCCAGCCGGGGCTGGCTGACCTTGCACCCGGATTGGCCGAGATCCAGGCCAGCTACAACCTGGCGCCGACGCAGCGCGCCTCGGTGATCCTCGACCGGGGCGAAGGCCGTCAGGTCACCCGGCTGGCGTGGGGCCTGCTGCCGTTCTGGGCAAAGGCCAAGGGCCTGCAGGGCTCGACCATCAACGCCCGCATCGAGACGGTGGCCACCAAGCCGGCATTCCGGTCGGCCTTCAAGAAGCGCCGCTGCGTGATCCCCATGGCCGGCTACTACGAGTGGTCGGTGAACCCAGAGGACGGGAAGAAAGACCCCTGGTTCATCCACGCCACCGGGCCGCTGCTGGCCGCGGGCCTGTGGGAGGACACCAGCCCGCTGCTGCCCGACGGCAACCTAGGCACCTTTACCATCATCACCGGCGACAGCAGCGGCGTCTCGGCCGACATCCACGACCGCATGCCGGTGTGGTTGCAGGCGGGCCAGATCGATGAGTGGATGGCCGCCAGCCCCGAAGATGCCATGGCCATGCTGCTGGCCAGCGAGCCGCCGGCGATGGAGGCGTATAGAGTCAGCCGGACGGTGAACACGCCGCGGAACAACCGCGAAGACCTTCTAGTGCAGGTGGCTTAGCCGGACCTCAAAAGTACCTCGGGCGGACCCATGATGAAAATCGCCACCAAGCCTTGCCTCAGTCGGTGCCGGCGCGGCGCTGCTCAGGCGCCATCCCTGGCTGCCCTGCGACAGCCACGGGTCCTACGAGTCAAGCCCGCTCGGCAGCCAATCCAGGTGCGGAGTTCGACTTAGACGACAGGAAATTCTGTACGGGCAACTCGACAAGCCTGTAGACGATGTAAGCACCGACAATACTCGCCACAGTCAATACGCCAACCGAAGCTGCCGATGGAGACACGAACTTCGATCCGAGCTTAATGACGTATCCATGCGTCAGGTACAAGCTGTAGGACATATCGCCGAGTACCGTCAGCCCGATCAATGCACGCTCGACAGATATTCCGGATGCCCCGTAGATGATTAGAGCGGCACCAATGCCTACGGCAAATGGGCGGTACTCGAGCTTCTCACCAGCGACGTATGCGCCCGCGACAAGGGCCACGAACCCTACTGCGACAAAGACCCAGCCCATTCGCAAGGATGGCGCTCGCAACCAAGCAATCGCCATACCGAAAACGAATTCCAGAATGATCGGATTGCTGTACAGGGACAGGTAGTAGTTGGAGAAATACCCATGCAAGGACGCAATCAGCACAAAGAACGCAGCCACGCCTATCAGACCTGCTCGATAACTCAGAGCGGTCGCAAATGCGAACACGACGTAGAAGAACATCTCGTACACCAGAGTCCAGCCGACGGGAATGATGGTCGATTGAACGTCACTCCCGGGGACCTCCGTCGGGAGGAACGCCAGGCTCTTAAGCAGGAACGAAAGGTCGATTTGGCGCTCAGCCAGGTCCGGCTTGAAAAGCAAAAGAGCTGCCAGAGCAAGTGTCAGAGCCCAGTACAACGGAGCAATTCGAACTAGGCGCTTCTTCAAAAATTGGCGCCAGTCTAGACGGCCTCCGTCAAAGCGACGAGTGGTTCTCACCATCAAGAACCCACTGATCACGAAGAATATGTCGACACCAGTGGCCAGCACATGGTGAGCGATCGGAGAATCATAGCCTCGATAAATTACGAGAAAGCTAATGGCATGAAACAAGACCACCATCAGGGCAGCGATACCCCGCATATAGTGGATACCAGCAATCATCTGACAACTCCAAGTAAATAAATCTCCATGCACTTGCTGGCGCAATCATCGCTCTTGCAAGCCCCCTCCTGCGCGCCCAGAGGGCCATTGTGAAAGCAGCTTCCCAAGGGCTGGCACTGAACGCGCAGGAGGCTACCACATCGCCTGCATCAGATGGCGGCCTTCTTGCCCCCCACCCTCACTGCGTCACTACGAATGGCGAAAAAAAGCCCTTGGCTACCGCCAGGCGCAACCACGCCAGGTGTGGCGCCGACGCTCATCGTAGAACCGAAGGTCAGCGAAGCACTCCCCGTCCTGCGCAAGTCATTGATGGGTAAGTAGCCGGATGTCTTCACTCGTCCCCATGCCCCGGGGTAAATGTCCTCCCAGGCGACGCCGGCAAACAGGCTGGCCGGGTCAGCCGAAGTCATTGCCCTCACGCGCTTATAGGCCGAGTCAAAGGCCAGCACGGTCCCCATCGGGATGCCCACGCCAGATGCATTTTCCAGCGTCTGTTCTTCATCGCTGAATCGCGGCCGGTAGCGGTTGCCCAGAGCGTACTCAGTGGCCACCGCATTGCTGCCGAGCACCGCGTTGATCTCCGCCAGAATCGTCGCGTTGCTGATGTCCGTGTAGTTCAGCGTGAACGGGATCACCAGCGGCGCGCCGCCATTCACAATCACCTGCAAAACCTTGCTCACGGAGGTGCAATCACCCAGTCGCTTACCGAGCGAGGTGATCAGCAGGTTGCTGCTGGGCCCAACCGCTGTACCCGAGATATCGAACGACCCATGGACATATCCCGGGAGGTTCTGGACGCCGGGATAGGCCGTCACTTCTCCGAACAGAACCGGCGCTGCGCTTCCGGAGACCGCGATGGACGAACCCGCTTCCGTGGTGCTGGCAATCTTCAGCGCACGACCAAAGTCACTGATCCTGAACACGAAAGGCGTGTTCCCATAGCCAGACACTTCGATCTCCGTGTGTGCCGCAGGCTGGTATGCCAGCGTCGTGGGCATCCACGGGGCCGGATTGTAGAAGTAGTCACCAACCACTTCGCAGCCGATGATTACGTGCCTGTCGCGCTGATTCGAACCCAGCGGCTGCGCGCGGAAGGCCAAGCCTGCCACGGCATCGTCCACCGCAGTCCCGATCAACCTGTCATTGCGGTTTTCCACATAGCTCGGCCTGGCAAAGGCCGCGTTGGTGTGGAAGCTGAAGGCACAGAACGGCGCCCGGTATACGTTGCCTTCGCTGCGCACATCCCAACCACTGGAGACGCCCATGCCCCACGCCGCCTGGGAGACCCAGCCCGCCAGGCTATTGCCGAGGTGCTCGATCCATGAATCTCGGATGCTGATCTTGGAATCCGGATTGGCGCCGGATGCCTCGCAGTGGACTGCGTATCGTGCGTTCCTGGTCGTGACCTCGATCCCATCGATCGAACCAGACTGAACCACCCAGAAGGGCTGACAGTTGGCCGGCGAGTCGCTGGAGTTGTCCGGCAGCTCGTAATGGATGACGGGTCGTGCCGCTGCCAGAGCCTTCAGCGTCGCAAAAGGCGCCAAGGTCCAGTTGAAGTCAGCTGCGTAGGTGCCGGGTGCGACGAAAATCGTGGATCGGCTGGTAACCGACTTTTCCTGAACAGCTTGGTTCGCCGCCGCCGGGGATGCATACGTGGTTCCAGCGCGGGCGGTAAGGGCCACCGTGCTGTATACGCCAGCAGCCTCCTTCACCGGGTCCAGCCGCACATCCAGCATCACGTCGTTCGGCGTCTCACCAGCACCAGGTGCGGACGCAAACTCGTAGACTGCGCCGCTCAGTTGCACTGTGCGTGCAGCGCCGGTCGCAGTCGCGGAAGGCGACACCTGCATCACCAGTCCGACGCGGTCAGCGCCAGCGGGGACGTCGATCACACCGCTCTGAATTACCGTCGTACCATCCTGCCCGATGCTGAAATCACTGACAGTCAGGTTTGACGACGCTCCGCTGGTGAGTGCCTGCGCCCTTACCCCGGTCAGCGGAGTGGCTGCGAGCCAACCTGCAGTAGCAGTGTAGATCTGCGTGATCTTGATCCGCCGACCGCGCACGCTCTTGGCTTCCAGATCCGCAGCCACGTAGGTGGTTCCACCAGTCTGCCCCGCCGGGATCTGGAAGCCCACTTTGCGGCCGGCGCTGTCCAGGACGTTGGTCGCGCCGTTGGCAAGCACTACGCGGGGAAGTCCCCCGGGAGCCATGTCGCCAGATGTGAGGAGGGCGTTGGTCGCGATGCCCTTTACCGCGCCAATCTCTGCCTGCAGAGGGGAGAGTCGCACGTCCAGTGCAAGATCGTTTTCTGACTCCACACCGTCTCCGGAGGTCAAGAACGAATAGCCAACCTGGCTGAGCGAGAGGCTTCGATTGGCAGCAGCACTGCCGGCGGAACTTGCGATCTGAATGACCAGACCCACGCGGTCGGCATTCGCCGGAACATCGACGGTTGCCTTCTGCGTGACCAAGGTGCCTGCCTGCTCGATCGAATAGTCAGACGTCGCTAGGTTGGTGGAAGTCGCGCCCGTGAGGTACTGCGCCCTGACGAGGCTAAGCGAGGTCGAACCCAGCCAGCCCGCACTTGCCGTGTAGAGCTGGATGATCCTAACCCGCTTCCCGCGCAATGCAGCAGCCGGGAAGTCGGCAGCGATGTAGGTGTTCGCGCCGGTCGAACCTGCAGGGATGCTGAAACCAGCAGGGATAGCACCGTCCATGATCAGCGCTGCGCCATTCAGCGCCTGCGCACGGGGCACAGCCGATGCACGGATGTCACCGGAGGTGAGGACCACCACATCCAGGTCCGCCTTCTGCGACAGAACGTCCGGCGAACGCCACTCAAGCCCAGCGGCCCCCATGACGTAGCGGCCGCTGTTGGGAACGGGCTGGCCAGACACGGGATCAATGTGGCTCCCGGCGTCACCGATCACTGCCACTTGACGATTCAGAGGGATCTCCCCAGCTCCGGCCGCAGCGTTGGCCGCAACCCAGGTCGGAAATTCAATGGTGCTGCCGTCGGCCAAGAACTGCTGGAAATCAGTTTCAATACCCGCAAAGCTCTTCCGCGTCACTCCACGGCGGTCCAACCACGTGAGGGCAGTCCCGTTGATGCCGTTGTCGAGATTCTCGGCGTTGTCGTACAAATCCAGGGGCGAGCTGGAGCCTACCGGGTTGCCGGTGTTGTATTTGGTCATCTGGGTGCGTCTCCAGTGGCGCTACGGCGCGGTCGCGTCGTCGTATTGGTAGAAGGCGGGGTCGTACTGCAGGGCGGTCAGCTCCACCGAGCCGTCTTCGCCGGGCGTGAGTTCGGCCAGCACTGCGTCGTACCCAGCGCGCGTGCTGTCGCAGAAGATCAGCTCGGGCGGGTCAATCGTTGGGTCGTCCATGATCCAGGTGTTGAACGCGTGCTCACCGGGCAGTGCCGAGGCCGCGATGGTCAGTCGGTGGTCGTCCACGCGGGTGGGCACCATCACGCCGGACAGCGTTCCGTCCTGGAAGCGCACGAGGCACCGCGGCGCCGGCAGGCTCCAGTCCAGGTACTCACCCACCTCGATCAGCAGCCGAGTACCGTCCAGCCTGGCCGACTCGATCATGGTGCTGGTGGTGCTCGAACCCGGAATGTCATCGAACAGCTTCACCCGGTCGCCGTACTGGTAGACCAGGCCCATCATCTCGGTCTTGGTCTTGTAGGTCAGGCGCTGGCCTTGGTGCTTCATCAGGCGGCGCATGCCGATCCGGTATGCGCGATCGCGCGTGCCGACACCCTGCAGCTCGTAGGACTCGACCTTCCATGGCTCGGTGACGCCAGGCAGCCGGCACTCCACCGTCTCCGCCGCCCAGCTCACCTCGTCGATGTAGGTCACGTCCACGCCGTCATAGTCGTCCGGGCCCGGCGAAATGAACGACGTGCTGAGCGGCTCAAGCTGGCGTTGCGGCGAGATCCCGCCTCGCCACCCCTTCACCCCTTCACGGCCGGCCGAACACATCGAATCGATCAGCAGGAAGTAGCCCATGCCCGCCTGCGCCGCCATCTGCAGCATGTCCAGTGCGCTCGTGCCGGACTTCTCCGCACTGAAGTCGAAGAACTCCCCTCGCGGCGTCCAGTAGGTGTCCTCCAGATGCTGCAGCGTGTCCGTATCGATTTGGTCCGCCGGCAGGCCAAGGGAGCGCATGACGTGGATCATCGCGCCGCTGATGCTGCGTGCAGTGCCTTGGTCGTAGAGCCGTGTAGCCTCGACGTTGAACCGGTGGTCGGTCTGCGCTGCCAGCTTTGTCCCGGTGGTCACCGTCAGGCCGATGGTCGTCAGGTCGTCGTAGCGCGTTGGCCGCTGCGATAGGCGCGCGCGCAGGCCCTGCCAATAGCACGCATCCCGGGCCGAGTTGCCTCCGCGCTCGGTCACCCGCCTGATCCGCACTTCGACCTGCCCAGGAGTGCCAAGGGTGATGCGCTCGGTGAAGCCCACCGCATCCTCGGAGTATCCGGTGTACGTGTGGCTGCGAACCGTCCAAGGCGCGCCCGAGCCATACACCCGATACCCAACGCGGATGCTGACCGTGAACGTGCGCTTGTTGCCCTTGCTGGTGTACCAGATCAGGCCGCTGGGGAAGTTGAAGTCGTACTCGAACGCATCGGTGGTTTCGCCGTTCGGGCACACCAGGAACGGTCCCAACCACTCCTCGCCCTCCTGAAATCCGGTGGCGCTGTAGTCAGTGGCCGTCCGGCTGGTCCAGCCCGGCCAGCTCGTGTCGACCACGCCAGCCTCTGTAAGCCGCTCCACGGCCAAGGTAAGCCCGGACACAGCCGCAATTCGATAGTCACTTTGGCCGCGCGACATTGCCAGCGAGACCACACCAGGCGGCAGGCCTCCGAAAGCAGTGCCGGTCGGACCGTCATAGGCCAGCGTTATACGAGGCTGCGTTGCCGGCGTTCCACCGGTCGTGGCCACACCTGCTGTAGACGTTGGGCTGCTGCCGAAGACAGAAGCCGGCAGTCCGCTGTAGGTGATGCTCCCTCCAGCAAACGGGCTGGCCGCCTCAGCAATCGTCACCACACCACCGGACTGGGTCGCGACCAAGCCGCTATCCACCAACTGGTCGTTGATGGCGGTCAGCAGCACGCCGAGGGTGATGTAGTTGGCCACCAGCGCAACGCTGTAGGTGGTTCCCCGCCAGCTGATTCCGAAGGTGACCGGAGAACCGCTGAAGTCGAAGTTGCTCGCGGCGGCCGATCCGGTCACACGGGCCGCGCTGCCACCAACGCCGGGCACTGCGGGAGAGCCGGGAACGTAGCTGGCCACGAACAACGCGTAATCGGCACCGTTGTAGGTCAGCAGCACCGGCATGCCCACGTAGGGCGCCAGCTCCGCCACAGCACTGCCGGCGATGATCGAGTAAAGGCCGCTGGTGGTCGCGGTGAAGGAAGCCGCGACCTTTAGCGTGAGCACGGCGCCGACAACCCAGCTGCTGGGCACGGAGCTGGTCGGCCGCTCGTTACCGTTCGCGTCTGTGACTGTCGCGTTGTTCAGGGTGATCACATTGCCCGATACCGTCACCGAGTCTGCGTTGATGCCTGTAGACACGTCTGCCGTGTCGCTCAGATCCAGGCCGGCGGTGCCGGAGGCGGTAGCCCCCACCTCGGTAGAATTCACCCAGTTCTCGGAACGCACGTCGCCGCTCACATCTGCACCCGGTGGATAGATGGTCATCTGCACGTCACTGCCGAACGAGCTGATGGGGGTGTTGCCCAGCCGGGCCGAACCAACGGGGATGATGTGCCGGCCTTTCCCCACGCAGACGAACATGTGGGTTCGATAGGACTTCTCGCCTACGAAGCGAGACACCGGCTGCACCAAGTAGTCGGCCCAAACGCGGCACCGTCCCAGAACCTCGCGCACGGGGCTACCGAGGCGGGCCGTGTTCGCCCGCGCCGTGTCGAGACTGAGGCTGTCACCCTGCCCGTTCCGACTGCCAGGCAGGTTGTTGGCCATGTAGATGGCATACGCAGCCACCACGGCAACCACGACCCAGTAGATCACCGCGGCAATGCCCTCGTAATGAGGGACCGGGTAGATGCGCACGTCGCTGCCGTCGTCGATCCAGGTGCTTGCCCACGACTCTGGCGTCACCTGCACGCCGTCCACCTCCAGCTCAATCGGCTGCTCACCATCTCCGGTGTAGCCACGCACGTTCGCCCGCAGCCAGCTGTCCACCGTCATCCGGCCATGCTGGTGGGTTTCCAGCGCTTCACCGGGCATCCGGGATGGGAACACCCGGATCACGCGTAGTACTCCACACGATTGAAGCGGCGCTCGAAGCGCGCCACAGGCAGGACCGTCACATTGCGGCCGTCGTTACATTCGAGCGTGCACATGCGGCCATCTACCTCTACCAGCACGGCAAGGTGGGTCACCATGCTGCCCTCGTAGCAGAAGGCCACGGCGCCCTCTACCAAGTCGCTGCCGTCGTGTTGCAGGACCGCCTGCTGTGCCAGCTCGGGCAGATCGTCACGGGTAGCCCCAGGGTGCTCATCCCACGCAGGCAACCCAAGGTCCCGCCGCACCTCATTGACCACGCCATAGCAGTCCAGTTCGGGGAACACGCGGCCGCCGCTGACCCAGACAACGTCCAGGTATTTTTCAAGGTCGATCGTCATGAGATATAGCGCAGCCCAGGGTGCTTGGAGAGGTTGAAGCGATCGCGCGGCCAGGCCGTGTCGAGGATGTTCATGAAGCCGGCCGTGATCTGTACCTCGGTAGCCGACCACTGGCCGCCCTTGATGACCATCGAGAGCGGACGCTTAATTGGCGCCAGTAGGTCACTGCTCAGATAGACCCGCAGGGTTACCGTCATCTCCTGTCGCGCGGCTAGCGCGGCGCGGATCTTGGTGCTCACCACGCCATCAATGTTGGTCAGCGCGAACCGGAGATCCTGCACGCCGTCGGCGTTGCGGGCCGGCTTGGCAACGTCCATGCCGCAGGCCTTGAATGTCACCGTCTGGCCCGTCTCAAGAACCGCAGTCAGGTCCTCCCAACCCTTGGTCAAGTAGTGGGTTTCACCACCGACGGTGATGGCCAGCGTCTCGTGCTCGATCTCGCTGCCACCGGAGGCATACAGCCGTTCAAGGATGCTCATGGCTGGGGCCACTCCCTGTTTGCGGCTAGGTCCACCACATTGGCCTGCAGGAAGCCTTCCGGGTACTCAGACCAACCATCAGCCAGCAGCGGCCGGAGATACAGTTCCAGCTGTGCGGTGAACATCCACAGGTTGCTGTTGGTCAACGTCGGACCGTCGTAAATGTCGGTGAACCGCGCCTTGTAGTAGTCCATGCCCAGCGGGCTGCGAAGGCGGCAGGCAAACCAGGACACGCCATCGAATAGCTTCTCCTGGAACCACTTCTCGAACAGAGCAGCCTGCTGATCATTCAGCAGCCATCGCACCTCGGTCTGGCTCGGGGTGGCGGTGTAGGCCCGGCGTGGCATGGACCGTCCGCTAACGAAGGTGGACCGCGTCTGCGGTGACACGTGGCGCAGCCCATAGCCCTCGCGCAACGGTTCGGGCAACCACTTCGGCTGCATGATGAGCGCCATTACCCGACCTTCCTTCTGACATTCCAGTTCGATCGCATCGCGCGTGATTGCGGGCCGGTGCCGGACGTGGTGTCCGCCACGCGGTCCTGCCGCGCCAGGGTCACTGCGCGCCGCACCGTCTGCTCCTGCATCAACCGCTCTCGCTCGCTGATGGACCCATTCACGTTGAAATGCATCTCAAAGCTGTCGCCACGGCCTCCACCGGCAGAATCGCGTGACACGCGGTCCAGCGTTGCGTCCAACTTGGCGCTGGTGGCCGCGGTGGTGACCCGCTCGCCCTTCTGCAGTAGCCAGGTGCCCGTCTCGGGCACGCTATCGATACCGTCGTGGGCCATGCCCGCGAGGGATCCCGCGGTTACCATCGCGACCATCGGGGCAGTAGCAGCCATAGCTGCGGTGGCGGCCGCAGGTGCGAGAGCAGGGCCAATGATTGGAATCGCAGCCGTAGAGGCGAAAGCCGCCAAGGACGCCTGCGCCTGTGTTGCAATAGCATTTCCGACCAAGCCCGCTGCCCCAGCACCAGCAGTGCTTTTTCCTACAAGCAACTGGACACCCTGATACACCAACCACTGCGCAGCCATCTGGGCAAGTGTGTTGATCACTGTTTCACCCATCGATACTGCAAGGTTCTTCACGGAATCAAACAGCGACTCGTTGCCCTTCACAAGATCTGCGATCGACTGCGCCACCGCGCCGGTTGTTGAATCCAGGAACCCTGTCGTGGCCTCATAGGCCTGCTTGTTGTAGTCGGATGCATCCGAGGCGTAGTTGGCCCATGCATCTGACATTCCGTCGCGCCAGTTGTCTCGCTGCTCGTCTGTCTTTCGGTAGTACTCCTCCTGCATTCGCAAGCGCTCGGCTAGAGCTGACTCAAGAGCCTGCGTCTCCTTTGAGTAGAGTTCCTCCGAAATATCAGCCGCCTGCATCTGAGTTAGGAGGTCATCCCTCTTTGACTGATAGTCGCGCTGAATCGACAGCAGATCTCGCGCGCGCCTGCGCGCCTCTTCCCCTGCACCAGCCCCGACAAAATCGACGTCCAGGGTTTCCTGGGCGTTGCGGAGCTGCTTCTTAAGGTTTGCCGAAAACTCAGTAGACTTTGCCTCCTCTTCGTTCGCTCGCTTCAGCGCAAACACCGCATCAGCAGCCTTAGCGGCCTCGACCAAGGTGCGTTTGTGCTCGTCGTTCAATCCCTTCAACGCACCCTTGGTGGTGTCGAAGATCGCTTCCTGCTCTTTCGTCGTCAGTGAGAGCTTTCCCGACTCGGTGTTCGTAACAGCGGCTAGGCGCTGGTACTTCAGGAGCTCAGCGTTGTACGCCTGCTGCAGTTGCTTCTGTGCAGCCAATCGCTTCTTCGCGTTCTCCGCGTCGGCAGCCGCGGCGGCCGCAGCAGCACGAGCGGCCGCGTTTCCGGTCACCCCGTCCGGGATCGACGCGGCCGCGCTGGCAGCCTTCGCGGCCTGCTCCAGCATGCGCTGGCCTTCAGCAAGCTTGCGCTGCTCCATCTCGATCTCGCTGCGAAGGCGCTGAATCACAGTGTCCGGTCGGGACACCAGATCCGATGGAATCAGCTCGCTAGCATTGAGCATAGACAGGCCGAGCGTGCCCCGCCGGTTCTGGACCGCATCTACCGTCTTCTGCAGCCGCTCTATGCGCTCCTGGACGCGGACCACATCCGAAGCATCCGGGCCGTTGAAACGTGCTGCCAGCTCTTCGGCTATGAACTTCGTCACGTTGCCCGTCGTGGCTGCGAACTGGGCCAGCGTTCCGATTGCAGCGACTGCGCCGGAGATCAGGTTGTTGAATCCCTCCCTCGTGGCCGGATCGTTCAGCGTCTCGATCAGCGTATTGACCGCGTCCGTGGCGCCCTTCAGGCTCCCGTCCTTGGCCGTGGTGATGTCGTTGAGGGTATTCCCCAGGGCCTGCAGCGCACCGCCGAAGGTGTCACGCGCCGCCTGCGCCGCGCCGGCGTACGACTCCTCAAGGATCTCCAGGATCATGACCTGGGCCTCTCCCTCCTTGCCGGCCTTGACCAGCTCGTCGATCGTGCCGCGCACCTCCTTCGTGAAGGCAGCGCCGAAGCCCTGCTGGGCGAGCGCCGCGGCCGCCTTGCTGGGCGATTCCAGCGCGCGGCCGATGGTCTCCGCCGACTGGCTGACACTGATGCCGAGGCGCGCGGATTGGTCAATGACCGCCTGCATGGCGCGCGGAATGTTGGACGCCAAGATGCCGGAGTAGGACAGCAGCCGGGTCTGGGCCTCTACGATCTCGCCGCCGCTGAACGTGGACTTGCTCGACAGCGTGTCGGCCATATCCAGCAGCTGCTGCCGGGTATACCCGGCAGCGCCACCGGTGGAGCGGATGATGGCATCCAGCTGGGCCACCTCGCGCTCCGCCGCGATGGTGTTGCGCCCGATCATTACCACCGCGGCGGCGATGGCGGTGCCCAAAGCGATGCCGGCCAGCTTCGCCTCGGACTCGACCTTCTTGCGCCACTTCTCTGCCCGGCGCTCGGACTTGTCCAGGCCGGACGCGAAGCCGCCGACCTCGGCGATTACGTCGATGGTCAGCATACCAAGGTTCCTGGACATAGATCTCTCTGCTGCAAGGGCTGGCCAGAGGCCAGCCATGTGATGCGCGCCCTAGGCGCTGGCTACCACTGCTTCATCGCCTCCTCGAGGCTGATGGGCTCGGCGTCCGCGTAGGGAATGAAGTCGGCGGGCTTGAACGGGGTCGAGCCAGGCTTCTTGTTGGCGTTGACGAACAGTGCGGCCAGCATCCCTGCAGCTGCATCCATCCGCCCACCCACGTTCAGGCTGCCGCGCTTGGCGCGGTACGCGCTCCAGAGCTGGAACTCCCGGATGCTGAGGCATTCCATTGCCTCCGCGATGCTGCGGCCGCCAATCCCGTTCAGGACCAGCTCGCACCACAGCTCATCCTCCGGGGTCAGCTCGTAGCTTTTCCCAGGTTGTTCACCTCGCCGATTGCCATCAGCAGCGCCACCGACAGGTTGCCGTCCAATGCGCCGCGGTCTGGATCGGCCTCGCCTGTGATATCAGCAACGGTGAACACCGCCTTGCCGTCCTGGTCGCAGATGCTGGCCGCGATGCGGCCGGCCACGCCGTCGTGCTTGTTCGTGGCCGACAGCACATCCGACACCGCCGCCTGGAAGCCCAGCGGCCGCACATAGACAGTGGCGGTCAGCTCTTCGTCGCCCTGCTTCCAGCGGATCTCCTTCTCCACTGGCCGGCCAGTGAACGCACCGGCCTTCTGCAGGCCGGCCACGCTCAGGCTCACCGCACGCGCGGTGGCGGACTTCTTCGGGGCCCGGCTCACGGCGTATCCGCCTTACGCACCCAGACGCCCGGGCCGCTGCGCTGCATGGTCGCCGCGGTGGTGACGACGGTGTTGCCCTGGAAGTCGAACGGGAAGTCGCTCACGTAGGCCTGGAAGGTGTACCAGGTGCGGGTGTCCGGCAGCACCAGCTCGGAGACCGTGGAGCGCTCCGCCGTCGCGGCGGCGCCGGTGCCAGCACCGCCGCTGAAGGCGACGGTGGGCGGGCTGGTGTAGCCGGTGCCCGGGTTGGTGATGTTGACGCCGATCACCGAGCCGGAATCGACGATGGCCGTGGCCGTGGCGCCGGTGCCACCGCCGCCGTTGATGGTCACGGTGGGCGCCGAGGTGTAGCCGGTGCCGCCGCTGGTCACCTCGATGTTCGACAGGCTGCCGACCTGCTGGACGGTGGGGGCGATGTCCACGCCGTCGGACCAGCCGATGGCCCACTGGATCGGCTCGCCGCCGTCCACCTGCTCGGCCAGCTGCCAGAACAGGTAGTGGCTCTCGTTCTTCGGGTCGGCATTGATGGTCACCGACGCCTGGCCCGGCGTGCGCAGGCCCTTTTTGTAGGTGCGCGTGTTGGTCTCGGACAGGCAGGTGTCGTCGATCTGGTCCGCCGGCGCGGTGCCGGGGTTGAAGGCCGTGATGCACTCGATCTCGCGGACAACGCCGTTGATCAGGCCGTACAGCTGGGTTCCTTGGGTCAGGATGCTCATCGTTTCTCCTGCGGGCATAAAAAACCCCGCAGTGCGGGGCTTGGGTGGGTTGTAGCGGGCGTTACCGGGGGACCAGCCAGTCCACATCGAACGACAGGCGCAGCAGCTTCGTTTCGGAGTCGAGCATCTGGCCACCCCAGCGGGTGATGTACCCGCGCGGCTCGAAGGCATCACGCAGGGCCTTCGCACCCTGCAGCAGCGATGCTTCGTCCTTCGCATAAACGTCGACCTGCGTGGTCAGCGCGTCCACGTCTGGCCGCTGGGCCAGGTAGTTCTCGGGAATGCCGGACACCGTCTGCCAGACCGCATAGGGCAGCGCTGGCGGCTTCTCGATCAGCCCGAACGAGTAGACGCGGGTGGGATCAGAACCGAAGGCCTGCAGCACCGCCGGCGAGGCCAGGCACAGCTGGAAGATCGGGGCGATCATGCGGCCCCCTGCTTCGCCAGCACGCGGTCCAGCGCCTGGTTGAAGCTGCGCGCGAACACGTCGACGGCCTTCTGGCCAGCCTGGTCGGGCACCGGCCGGAAGATCGGCTGGGCGGCCATCTTCGAGGTGCCGAACTCCAGCAGGCGCCAGTACCAGGTGATGCCACCCGGGTTGCTCGTTCCGAGCTGCGCCGCGCGGCCGGCTTGGGCACCGCCCAGCACACCAACGCGGAAGGCCAGCACGCCATCTTGCTTGAAGGCGCGGCCGTTCCAGCGCACCGCGACGTTCTTCCAGATGGCGGTCTCGGTTTCGTGGTCATCCACCCGGCGGGCGTTGCTCTGCGCCTGGTCGCGCAGCACGTTGGCCGCCCGGCGCAGGGCGGCCCGGCCGCCCTTGTAGCTCACCTCGCGCTTCACCTGCGCCATCTTGTTGCGGATGCCGTCCAGGCCGCTCACGTCGAAACGGATGCCATCAGCCATCGTTGACACCCTCGCTGCAGGGGAGCGTGAGGTATTCCAGGCCGCTGACCGGGTCGGGCAGCACGCCATGGATGTTCAGGATCTTGCCGCGGTGGATCACCCGGCACTTGTCGGTCACGTCGTCGCGCTGGCGTATGGTCACCCGCATGGTGACCTCGCTATCCACCGCCTTGGCAGCAACGAGCTCACGGGCCGATAGGGCGGCCACCTCGGCCCACACATCGGCCAGAGGCTCCCAGCTGAAGGTCTGCGCGCCGGTCACAGGTGACTGGCCGCGCACCTGGCGCTGCAGCTGCACCCGGTGGCGCAGACGGCCGGCGGCAATCATCGCGGCTTCCCGCTCAGGTAGTTGCCGGAGCCGGCCCCCTCCGCCTCGCCGCCTTCGCTGTCGCAGAGGTAGTCCACCAGCCGGTTAACCGCCTTGGCGTTCTCCAGATCGGCCTTGGTCTTTTCTTGCAGCGCCACCACCAGCTGGTGCGTCTCCTCGGTCTGGGCACGCAGCGCGGCCAGCAATTCGCTTTGCTCGTTCATTTGCTTCTCGCATCCATTTCATGAGCCAGGCGCGCCGGCGCGCGCAGCCGGAGCAAGCCACGTCAGACGCCGAGCCCGACCCGGTGCGGCCACAGCAGGCTGTGCGCACCCATCGGAATCTTCACCGTGGCTCCTCCGCTGGACTGCACGTCCTCGCGGGTCATGTAGAGGTGTCCCAGCATCAGCAGAACCGCCGCGCGAATGGCGTCGGTCACCACCATCGGGGCGCACCCTGCGGTGCCGGCCAGCACAGCGGCCGCCATGCTGGCGGCGTCAGGGAACACCTTCCGGTTCATGAACTCCTGCGCCGCCTCCTCGGCGGCGCCACCGTAGAGCTGCAACATGGCGTCGTCGGCGCTATCGGCCCGGCAGTGCTGCCGGGCCTGCTCGATGGTGATCAGCTGCATGGCTCAGGCCTGGGCCTGCGGCGCCGCCTTGATGGCGGTTTCGATGGCTTCGATCACAGTGGCGCGGGCCTTTTCGCCCTTGCCGGTCTCTGCCTTCAGCGCAGCGCCCAGCACTTCGAGATTGGTCACCGCCGCAATCGCCGCGATCGCGTCGGCAGCCTTCTGGCGTACGAGCTGAGCGCCATCGCTGGCTGCTCCAGTCGGAGCAGCCGGACCACCGCCGGCGGCCGCCGCCTCGCCAGCCAGCTTCACGAGGCCACGCTGGACCAGCAAGTCCGCGTGTTGGTTGGATACATCGAAATCCGCACCGCGGCTACGGCTTCCGTGGTGTTCGAACGAGGTGAGTGCAATGACCTTGGCCATCATCCGGTTCCTTCGTCATGGGCAGCGCCCGGCATTGCCGGGCGCCACGTGGCATCAGCCGCCGGCGCCAGCGCCGTCGGTGACCGGCAGACCGTCGAAGCCACCCTTCACGAATGCCTCGGGGCGGAAGACGGTCAGGCCCAAGTCCTCTTCGCAGAGGATGGTGACCATGTTCTTGACGAAGTTGTCGCGGTCCTGGTTGGAGACCGTGATGTTCGCTTGCTCGCGGTCCCAGCCCTGAGCACCCATCTTGAAGGCACCGGTCAGGAAGTCGCCCAGATCCATGGCCTTGGTAGCCACGACCGGGCGCGCCCACAGGCCGGGAACGGCCAGGCCACGCGGCGTGGCGAACAGGTAGGCGTTCTCGGTGGTCTTCGACAGTTCGATGGTCGTCCAGTCGATCGGGTTCAGCACGATGCCATCGGCTTCGTACTCGGCCAGGGTCACCTGCAGCATGGCGATACGCAGACGATCAATAGCCGTCTCGTTCTGCACGGTCACGCCCGGGTTCGCATAGGTCGTGGCCTGGGTGTAGAGGCCATTGATGTTCAGGCCTACGCCCGAACCCTTCAGCAGCTGCGCCTCTTCTTTCAGCTTCAGGCCGTACATCAGACGGCCGTTGATGTAGGCCTGCAGCATGCTGGCATCGCGCAGAACCTGCTTGGACGCGCGGATCCAGTGGGCGATGGTGGCGATCTTGGCCGAGTCCAGCTCGAACGCCAGGTCAGACTCCGGCTTCGGATTGGTCGGGTTCTCGGCCACCACGTCCGCGTTGTTGGTAAAGCCGGTCTCGCGGACGTACTCGATGCTGTCCGAGGAAGTGGGCCCCCAAGTCAGAAGATCGCGGATGAAAAGACGCTGGTTCGGCGTTGCAACCACGCCGGGCACGCGCTGCGGCTGGATCAGGGTGCCGGCCGAGGCGTCTTCGCGGGTGATAGCCGCCTTGACCGTGAAGCTGCCCTGCATACCCGGGTTGAAGTTCTTGCAGGCATCGGACGCGGCAACCACTTCGCCGATGGTCAGGGCCTTGGCTGGGGCGCCGCCACCCTGCTCCAGCTTGGCAATGACCTGCTGGGCAGCCTGCAGGTTGGCCTGCAGCTCGCCCTGGGTGACCAGCAGCTGGTCGACCTTGGCCTTGGTTTCTTCGGACAGCTGTGCATGCGCGCTGATATCGGCCTTCGCCTGCTCCGCGTGCTTCTTCAGCTGCTCGTTGACCTTCTCCAGGCTGGAGTTGATGTTCTTGATGTCGTCGTCGATCTGGGCCATTGAGGCTCTCCTTACAGGATGGTGGTGAGGTTGGCGGCCAGCGCCGCAGTGTTCGTGAAGCCGGCAGCATCACGCTGGCCGTGTTCGGTGGGCTCGCCCTCACCGCTGCCAGCGGGATCACCCGCGCTGGACTTGAACTGGCTGATCAGCCGCATCGCCTCCGACTTGGGCATGCCAGAGGCCCGCAGAGCGGCCTCCATCCGGCGCACCGCAGAGGCGCTCTTGCTGTCATCGGCCTTTCCGATCTCGTCGGAGTCGAGCAGCGAATCGGCGAAGCCCTGGGACACGGCAGCACTGCCGCCGATGTAGGACTCGCGATCCATAAGCTTCTGCATGGCCTTGAGGTCTTCGCCGGTCCTGGCCGCATACACGTCGGCCATTGCCTGGTCGAATGGCTCGAGCTGGTCAGCAATCTCGCGCAGCTCGTGGCGGTTGCCTGCGGCTAGGAGCCAGCAGTTGTGGATCATCAGGAAGCCCGCCCGTGCAATCTGCACGTGGTCTCCGGCCATGGCGATGATGGAGGCGGCAGAGGCCGCGATACCCATCACCTTCACCGTGACCTCGCCCGGGTGCTCGCGAAGCATCGAGTACATGGCCAGGCCTTCGAACATGTCGCCGCCCGGAGAATTGATGGCGACAGTGACCGGCCCCTTGCCCAGAGAACGCAGTGCCGCAGACATGCGCTTCGCAGTGAAGCCACCACCGGTCCACCAGTCCTCGCCGATCACGTCGTAGATGCCGATGGTCCGGTCTTCCTGATCCTCAGCCGCCGCGCGGATACTGGAATCCCAGCGATCAAACGCCGACGGTGCGATGTAGCTGCGCACATCCATCTGCGGGCGTCCGCTCGGAACGCCCGGCGTTGCACGGATGGTCATCGATTACTCCTTGCTGGCGGCGTCGGGAACGCCAAGAAATGCGCGCATCGACGCGCGAGCGGGATTGCCGTCTTCGGACTGGCCAAGCTTGTCCAGCGGTGCAAGTGCGGTCTGCACGGTCAGCACCGCGGCGTTGCCTCCCATGGGCTCGCGGTCCTCCAGCTCACGCACTTCGTCACGGGTCAGGATGCCGTTGTTGACCATAGCTGCGTAGAAGGCCGCTCGACCCGCGCTGTCCGCGCGAAGGAGCCCCTCTACCGCGAACTTCGGGTAGTACTTGGTGCGCTCAGACGGCGACAGAAGATCCTTACTGATCGCCTGTTCAATTCGACGAAGCCAAGGTCCGAGGGTGAACGTCAGGAAGCCGATCATCTGCTGCTCGATCCCTGTGCCCCAGCTCGTCGACTTCTCGGCATGGCCAACCATGAACGGAGGAACACGGAACCACCGGCAGATTTCCTCCACCGAGAACGCGCGCGACTCAAGCAGCTGGGCATCGGCGGGATTGATGCCGATCGTCTTGATGTCAGAACCTGCTTCCAAGATGACCGGACGGCCGGCATTCACGGCTCCGCTCAGTGTTTCCAGCGTTTCTCGCGCCTCCTTACGCTGATCGGGCTTAAGCGTGCTCGGGTAGGAAATCGCCGTGGTCGGCATCAGCCCCTTGGAGAATGTTGAGCTTGCCGCCATGTCGGCGCCGATGGCGGCGCCGAAAACCTCGGCACCGTAGCCGATGACAGAGACGCCCTCCTTCCCGTCGAGGGAGAAGCCTGGGATGTTCCAAACGCGGTCGTTTGGTATTTCCCTCTGCAGTCCGTCTTCATCCGTGTACCGCCACACCTTCACCCCGTCGCGGCGGAACCAGGTCAACCTGTCGGGATGAAGGAACTGTAGGCCAACAACCCGGCCTCCGATCATCAGCTTCTCGCAGCGCGCATTGCCACGCAGCAGCATCGCCGCCACGCTGGCTTCCCAATGCACGGCGGCAGTGGTATCGGAGTTCGGCTGATCGTGCAGGATGAACTGCAGCGGATGGTGGCTCGCCACGCGCTTGCCGGTGCTCGTCTTTTCGTACATCGAAAGGGGCAGCGTGGAGATGGTCTCCGAGATCAAGCGAACGCAGGACCAGACCGCCGACAACTTCAGCACGGTCTGATGGTTGACCGGCACACCCGCCGCCGAGTTCGAACCGAAGAAATCCGACCAGAAATCGCCGTCAGTCAGATGGATGGGAACGCCAAGCCACTTGAGCGCCGCTGCACGCAGCCGCCCGGGCTTCTTCGCCGCGGGCTTCATCCGATCACCGGGCTGGCAATGAAATCACCGGCATCGTCACCTTGCGAGGCCGCCGGCATGCTCAGCCCGATGGCCATCAACAGGGTCGACATGTCGTCGATCTTGTCCGGCGATCTCTTCTTGTCAGGCTTCATGTTCAGGTTTCCGTCCTTCACAGCAATGAGGTTCGACGCACACCAGTTCAGAACCGGGTCGTTTCCGTGCCGGATCTTCTTGCTGATGTAGGCGCGCTCGAGCTCTTGCATCGCCGGGTGATAGTTCTTCGTGGTCTGGCCGAACTCGATCAGCGGATGACCCTCCGCCAGCAGCCGCTGGGTGATCTCCTGGGCGTTCCACTTGTCGAAGCCGATCATCAGGGGATTGAACCTGGCGATGTCCTCCCTCATGCGCGCCTCTACCACCTGGTAGTCGGTGACTTCGCCCTCAGTCACCTCGATCAGGCCGGCCGCGACCCAGCCCGCGTAGGGCACAACCCCACGCTCTGTTCGAGCGCGAACCGCATCCTCTGGGACGAACCGACGGCCCCAGGTGTAGTAGATATCGTCGACCTTCCACACCAGACGCCAGGAGGTCAGGTCCAGGTTGCTGGCGAGGTCCAGGCCCGCCCAGCAGGGATGGCCGGCGAGCCAGTCCAGATCGACCGCCCCTCCACCCTTCTGCCACTTCGTCAGGTCGACCCAGCCCGTTGCAGAGGAAGCCGGGCGGTTGAGCCGCTTGATCTTGAATTCGGCCAGCTTCGATGGCATCTGCCGCGCTTCGACAGCCTCCTTCCGGATGGCCTTCAGCAAGTGCGGGTTGGCGTCCATCAGCGGATTGGCCTTGGGCCATGCCGACTCGTCGAACTCGTCGTCTTCCTCGTCAACCGCGTAGAACACCACCAGGAAGTGGTCGGCCGAATCGCCGAGGATGCCCTGCAGCACCTGCTTGGCGAACTGCCGAATTTCTCCCCATGGGCCGGGGTTCGTGTACCCCTCTGTCGTGGTGTACAGCCACAGCGGGTTGCTGCGAGCGCCGGCCGCTGAGGTCAGCACGTTCAGCAGGTCTGCCGACTTGTGGGCGTGGATCTCGTCCAGGCCAACATGCGACGGGTTCAGACCGTCCTGCGTGCTGGCCTTGGCGTTGATGGGCTTGAAGCTGGCCCCGGTCTCCATCCGGCTGATCGAGTTGGCCCAGCAGGCCAAGCCGAATGCCTCCTGCAGGTCCGGTGTCTTCTCCGTCATTCGCTTGGCGACGTTGAAGATGATGCGTGCCTGGCTGCCGGTGGTGGCAGCCGAGATGATCTGGGCGCCCTCCTCCTCCTCACAGCACTGGCAGTACAGCAGGATCGCCGCCGCCAAGGTTGACTTGGCGTTCTTGCGCGCCACCGCAAACAGAGCCGAGGTGAAACGCCTGCTGCCGTCCATGTTGCGGAACCCGAACAGCTGCACGACGAAGAACACATGTGACCGATGCAGCTCGATCTCAGGCCGCGCCCACTTCCCTTCGACGTGCGGCAGCTTCTCGATGAAGTCGCATGGGTCGCACGCATGCCACTCGTCGAAGACAAACGGCGGACGCTTCCGCCTCGCTCGCTTCAGGTCCGCAAGGAACCGTTTCGCGGCCAGACGCACCCACTTCCCGAACTTCCGGCCCTTCTTGTCGGCCACGGCCTCTTCTGCATAGGCCGTGGCGATGCCGACGTAATCACGCACGGGGCTTCCGCTTCGCACCATTGCTGGCGAACGCGTTGCCCGTCTTCTCGACGTCTCCGGATGGCTTCACCTTGCCCTGGGCAACCGGCGTAAGGCCAAAGTCGTTCATCAGCCCGCGCAGCTGGGAGACCATCGACGCCACGGGCGCTAGCCCGGCGGCGTACAGCTGCACGGTGTTGCCGTGAAGAGCGCAGAGCTGGCCGAACGCCGAAAGCCCGGCCTCGGTGAGCAGCTTATTCGCGTGGAGAATCGGCGCGAGCCGGTCCCACTCCTTGATGGCGTGAGCATTCGGCAGCCAGTCCGGTGCCGGCGGAACGTCCGACACCAGCGGAAGATCGGCAGCTGGCGCCGGCGGCGCGCGGTCGGGGCGATCCGTGCCGGCCACCACTTTCAGCGATGTCGGTTTGCGCGGGTTCGCCATGGGTAGTCCAGGGGCGGCACGCTGGCCGCGAAAAAATGGTTTTTCTCAACTGACGGTGCAAAAAAAAGCCTGGGCGCACGGTCAGGGAGGCGAACCGCCCCAACTTTTGACCCTCCCCCCGCCCTATCTGCCGTTGTTGCGATTCATTCCCGTCCACGCGCGCATTTCGGGGTCGCCTTGGCACCTCGATGCCAGTTGCCGAATCCGCCGTCCTCGGTCGCGGTCTTGCGGTCGTGGCAGGGCTTGCAGAGGGGCTGCCAGTTGTCGGTGTCCCAGAACAGCGCCTGGCTTCCCTTGTGCGAGGTGATGTGGTCGACCACCGTCGCTACCGTGACGTGTCCCGACCGCTGGCACTCAGCGCACAGCGGGTGCCTCAGCAGGTAGGTCGCGCGCGCTCGCTGCCATCGGCTGCCGTAGCCGCGCTCGGCTGTGGTCTGCCTCACCGCTGCAGCAGGCACATGCACGACCGCCTGCCTCGGCATGGCGTTGTGCTTCGGTGCCCGGCGCGGCATCAGCCACCGCCCGAAGGGACGGGCTTCCCCTGCACCTGCTCGATGGCATCGAACTGCGCCTCGTACAGATCGAGGCACCGCTTGCGGCCGTTGCTCACCTCGAACACAGCAGACGGCTTGCCGGCACGCGTCCAGGTGCAGCGCTTGGTCAGCGCCGCATCGATGGGAACGAACGTGGCAACGGGGACACGGATGACAGGCGGTGCTGGCGGGTTGGGCTTGGGCACCGACGACTGGCAGGACGCCAGACAGAAGGCCGTAGCCAGGACGATCAGTCGCACGTCAGTACCCCTTCAAGGCTGGGCAGGCAGAGTCGAGCAGCTCCAGAGCGGCTTTGCATGTATCAGGCCGCTCCTCGTAGCGGCCGCGCCAGGTGGCTGCTTCCTTCTCGGATGAGTCGATGCGCCCAGCCAGCGCCTGCAGGGCGGCTGCGCTTTCAGCCTTCAAGGCCTCCAGCTTCACGGCCTCAGCGCGAAGAGCATCAGCGACCTCCGCCAGTCGTTGGTCACGGGTATCCACATCGGCCTGCAGGCGCTCGGCATCAGCCTTCCAATCAGCCTTGACCCTTACCACCTGCGCACTCAGATCGCGGATGCGCTGCTCCTTCTCATAGGCCGAGAGGCCAGAGACCAAGCAACCGAAGGCCAACACTGCGCATACGAGCTTGATCTTGCTGCCCGGCTTTCGAAGCCACTGGAAAGCATCAGCCGCGGCGCCGATGACCAGCTCCCATGCCGCGCGGAGAAACCTCAGCAGAACGCTCATGGCTTGTCGCCTCCGATTGCGCCAGTGGCTTTCTCGACCAGGCGCACATAGCCGGGCAGCAGCCGGCGGATCAGGACACCGGACAGGCCAGCCAGCGGCAGCTGCGGCGCGCCAGCGAGGGTCGGCCAGATCGACGCGGCAACGGCGATTACCCAAGCTGCAACGATGGCGTACGCCAGGACCGCCACACCCAGGGCGGCCCACCGGGCCGCCGTCTGCAGGAGGCGATGGCCGCGGCGACGGCTTGCATCCGCTGCCACGCGTTCCGCATCCTTTTCCGGCAGCAGCAGGACGCCGATCAGCGCGCCGGCCATGGCCACCAGAAGCACCGACTGGGGGACGCCCAAGATGATGCGCTCTGCTGCACGCAACGCGTCGGCGGTAGCCGGGGCGACGACTGCCGCGGTGAACGTGCCGACGATGGTCTTGAGGGTGCTCACGGGCTCAGTCACGCGGCCAGCACCTTCAGCGCGCGCGCATAGCGCGCCCTGCGATCAGCGGCACCGGTCTGGCCGCCATTCACTCGTTCGGTGATCTCGTCGAATCGTCCGGCGTCAGCCAGCTTGTTCAGGGATCGGGCATCCCAAAAGGCACCGGCCGCCAGCGCGCCCCACTTCGGCTGCTCCAGAGCCTCGGGCTGCGCCTCGAAGTCGGGCACACCCTTGATGCCCTTGGCACGTAGCGCGTCCCGGATCGCGGCGTAGTTGGCCCGGCCAGTGTTCTGGATCGGGCCACGGCCACGGAATCGGTAGCCGTCACCGCTCGCCTCGGAGCCGTTGCCCAAGCGGCTGGCGTAGGCGTTGTTGCCGATCGCTACCGGGTTCCGCTCCAGCGCGCGCGCCACATCGTTCGGCTTCCTCGGCTTGACCTTGGGATCAACGGCGTACCGGCTGGGCCAAGTATCGGCCATGCCCTGCGCGCCGTAGTTCAGGTTCTCGACGATCCTGGCCAGGCTGCCGGACTCATGCCCCACCTGCGCCAGAAAGGCGGCCGCACGCTTCGGCGTGCTGATGCCGAACGCCGTGCAGGCTTCGGATAGGGGCTGCGCCCACTGGGCGGCGATGGCGGCACTGCAGCCAACCGCCTGCTGGATTGTCGAGGCGGTCAGGATCATGGCGGCTCCGGAAACAGAAAGCCCGGCTCAATGGCCGGGCAGGGTCGCGTGCGATGGTAGAAATTTAATGGTAAAAGTGCGGAGGTGTCACCTCCGCAACAGACATCCATCAACAAGGAGCGTTATGCATACTCTAGGTCCTCGCTACGTAGTCCGCCCCGAACATGTCTCAGCAATCTCGACGCCGAAGAAAACCCCTGGGACCGCTTTTGAAGCGGAATTCACCGTCTACTTGATAGGTGGTCAAGAGCTCAAGGTCGGCGCCAGCATGGTGGAGTGCGAGAAGCTGCACGCTGCACTCATCAAGAACGTAGACGCGCTCCGATAGGCCTATGCGGCGGAGAGCGCTGAGCGAAGGTGCCATGCCGCCTCTTGCTCAGCCTCTCCCATTCTCACCAGAAGCCACTCGAACACAGGCTTCCAGGTTCGGCGATATGCGGCCTCATCCCGGCCGATGGCCGATGCGCGTCGGCGATCGCTCACCGTCCCTAGTCCCGATCCGCCGCACGCCTTGCACGTCATCAGCAACTCACCCGACACCGTCTGGCCCCTGCCCTCGCAGCTGGCGCAGTGCGGCCGGTGCGCAATCTCGCTGATCACCGCCATGGCCAGCGTCGGCAGCGACTCCAGGGTGCTGATCGGCCAGCACTGTGCCTTTACCCGGCCCAGCCGCTGCTGGGCCGCGTCGCGGTTGGCCCGCTGCTCCGCCGTCGCCGCGCCGCCCCAACCGATGCACACCTCGGCCAGGCCCAGATCCGTGCGCGCCTCAGCCAGCCGGCGCTGCTGCCGCTGCAGCTCAGGGGTCACCAGCGCAATGACCGCATCCCGCAGCTTGTGCCGGCGCAGCGCGGCGCCGTCCGGCCACCAGCACGCCTCCAGCAGCTCCCGGCCCAGCCCGGCCGGCACCATGCCCAGCGCCGCGGCAATGTCCTGGTTCGTCAGATCCGGCTTACCACCGCCCCGGCCGATATCGAACTTCACGGTGGTAGGCCCCAGACGCCCCATCGCCTCACGTGGATTCATGCCCCTTCCCCTGTCGTTGAGTGGCCGGCCGCTGCCGGCCCGCCCGTAATCCGCACCACCACTTGGCCGCCAGGCCGCCTTTCGTCGTGCACGAGCAGATGCCCTTGGAACCGCCCATCGTCGATGCCGAGCAGCTGGGCGATCCCGTCCCGGTACGGCTTGCACCGGCCCGTCATGTTGTCGTCGTCTGGCAGCTTCTTGCCCGGCGCCTGGTAGCAGTCGATCCACAAGTGCAGCTTGCCGGGTGGCAACTGCAGCGCGCGCCACCCAGCCTCGTGCGCCAGCACTGCTGCCGTCTGTCGGGCGTGCTTCGTCGCCCGAGCCTTCGCCCGGAAGTGGACGCGGGCGTTCGGCGACAGGTCCTTGCTCGGCCACGGCAGGATCAGATCGTTCATGCGCGCACCCGCAGGTAGCCCTGCTGCCACAGCCGCAACATGGTCGGAGCGTGCGCCCGCCGCCATATCTCGGTCTTCTCCTCGCGGCTGAAGCGCTTCCCCTGATTCAGCTCGCGGTGGCAAATCCGGCAGCTACTGGCGAAGAAGCGGTTGTGCGCCTTGACGTTACCGCCCTTGCCATGGCGGCACTGGTTGCTGTGGCACGGTTCGCCGTCTCCGCCCACGCAGACGTCAGGAGTCAGGACTGTGCACTGAATGCGGTAGGCCAAGTCCAGCAGGTCGCGGTCGCGGTAGTTGCCGTGCATCAGGCATTCCCCCCGCATACAATCGCTCCTCTAAACACAGGGGACGTGATGTGTCGGATCCAGTCAACTATTGCAGCTGGCTTTACAGTTCGTTTTGCATTACCCAGAGTGAATGGGCCACGTGGACTCAGGCCGGCCTTACTGTCGCCACATTTGCCATAGCCCTCCTGCGCCAGGAGTTCACACGTAGGGAGTCGGAAGCAAAGCAGGACGCAGCTCATGCGCTCCAAATGGCAGAGAAAGCGAAGTTCGATGGGATTAAAGCAAGAGCACTTGGAATTGCGATCGAAAGCAATCTTACCGATGCGAGGTCCATCGCGGAGGTCTTCGCCGCGCACGGAGTTCCAACAACTCCGAAAACGGCATTTGATGACGCTGCACCGCTTCTTGTCTTGCGCCTTCGCGGTAATGAAGCTGTGGAGCTCGGCGAGGCTGCTGAGCCAATGCTTAGAGCGGTCCATGCTGCCAACACGCTCTACAGCTATCTGGACATCCGCAAACACCAGTCGAAGTTCTATCCCTACGATCACGGTCAAATAGCCAAGCTCTCCAAAGTGCTGCAGGAGTTTACTGATGACGCGCGGGCGGCACTTGAAAGTGTCCTGTACCCAGAAGTACAGCAGTCTGCTCATGCAGCCTCCTGAAAATAACGCGGATTGGCGGCAGCGATGATCTTCCGCTTGCTCATGCTCGCTGCTCCCAGCTGGCCGTAAGGCGCTGCACCTGCCCGCCGCGTGCCTCGAACTGCTCCACCGTCTCGGTCTGGCCATCAGCGAGCACACGCGCCTTGGCTCGCTTGGGACGGGACACCGTGTTGTGGTCCATTCGCCGCTCGCGCGGCGCACGCTGGGGGTTGATCCTCGGCGCCATTGCCTTCGTCTTCTTCATGCTGCCGCCCTCAGTTCGTTGATGTAGGTCTGATTTGCAATCAGCTCGTCGTCGGAGCCGTACGTCTCGTGGAAGGTCCGCGAGCCATCCATCAGGCTCGGGCCGTAGATCTGGCGCATTGTCGCGAAGGTGTTCCCCTCCATCGGATGCCGCATGTGGTGCCACTTGCAGAGGGCGTAGCCAAACATGTGACCGCGCCGCAGGTTCCCGCTCTTTGCGTGGTTGTAGTCGCAGCCGTACACCACCAGCTCCGGCTCCAGCAGGTCCTGCATCTGCAGCGCCAGGCAGGCCATACATGGGCCGGTCTTCGCCAATTCGATGCGTGCTGCCTCGGCTCTCGTTGGGGGCGGTGCGTTCGACCACATCAGCGCAACTCCGGGATCGGACCGGCATAGCGGGTGATCGGGATCTGGCGCATGCCATCGCGCCACACGCGAGTGCCACGGGTCGCGTACAGCACCAGCGGCTTGATCCCGTAGCCATAGGCCAGATACCAGCCCGCCTCGGCCACCGGCTCGGATGCCGGGCGCACTTCCAGTTCGACGTGGTCCGGCCTCATGCCGCAGCGTCCTGAGCGGAGCCGAAGAGCCCGGCGATCTCGGCCAGCCGCTGCCGGGTGCGCTCGTTTGCTTCCGGGCTCGCCTCCACTCGGCCCGCCAGCAGTGCCAGCGGGTTGAACGCAGGCGTGGCCGGCGGCAGCGACAGGTACTCAGCGACCTGTTCATGGGCCAAGCGTCCGGCGTTGACAGCCTGTTGAAGCGCGGCGTCGCGGGCACCAGCGTCGTGGCCCAGCGACGGCTGGTAGATGGCGCAGCAGCCAGCAGCGCGCGCCTCCTTCACCAACCGGGTGTAGACCTCCAGGAAGGCAGCCCGGCCTGCGATCTTGTCGCCAGCCTCCACCAGCGGCAGCGCCGCAGTCCATGCATCGCGGGTCTGCTCGCTCCACACCAGCGTCACCGCCTCGTCGGCGGCGCGGATGGCCACGGCCCATGCTTCGTTCGGGGCCGGGTGTCCGTCGTCGATGCGCTCCATGATCGCGGCCAGACTGAGCTTGCCTTTCACCTCTCGGCGGCAGGCGGTCAGCGCGTTGGCCAGCACCGGCAGCGGATAGGTCGCCAGGTCGGCGACCATGTAGGCCGCAGCGGCCGGGCGGATCTGCTCGCCCATCACCTCAGCCGTGGCCACCAGCATTTCGACGAGCCTGTCTTGATCGGCATCACTGAGCATTGGCGTTTTCCTTCATGCGGCGCAGCAGCGCCTTGGCGTCGTCAGCGGCCGAGGCGTTGGCCTGCGTCTGGTCCTGCTGCTGGGCGCTGGCCTGCGTCATCTGGCGGCCGGTGGCCCACTGCGTGCGGTATGCCTCGCACTTCGTCAGCAGGGCGCCCAGGTCGTGCATGTTCTGCACCACGTAGCGCTCGTTGACGGTCAGGAACCACGCGGCGACCAGCGGCGCCTCGGTGTGGCCGAGCCTCTGCACGATTTGGCGGACGTTGCTGTTCACCTTTGCGTTTCGGACCGGCGCCACACCGTGGCGGGTGCGGTAAGCGGTGGCGTATGCCGCCCAGGTGGCGCGGCACGCGGCCTGCAGGTCGGTTTCGGAATCCTCCGCCAGCGGCGCGGCCGGCAGGCCCGCCGGAGATGACGGTTCTCCTGACGGTTCCTTGAGGGTTATATGACGGTTAGGCGGCACGGGGCGCACCCCTAGACCTGCGCCCGGTGCATCCCCCCCTGCATGGGGCGCATCCCCTCCTGCATCGGGCGCACCCCCTGCATGGGGCGCATCCCCTGCGCCCGGTGCAGTACCTGCTTTTCCAGCCTTCCGGCCAGCCTTCGACGGCGCAGCGGCCTTGTCGAAGTTGGCCGGAGTGACCTTGTAGACCGTGCTGCTGTTGAACCGGCGGTCACGGGTCAGCAGGCCAACGGCCTCCAGATGATCCATTGCCGTGCGCACAGCGCGCGCCGACATGCAGCACCGCGCAGCGATGGTGCCCACCGCCGGCCAGCACACCCCGTCGTCGTTCGCTTGGTCGGCCAGCGAGATCAGCACAGCCTTCTGCGTGACGCTCAGGCCCCGCAGCGGCCAGCACTGCGACATGATGATGGTCGACATGTCAGAGCCCCAGCGTCATGTTTTCGCCCGGCGCCACTGGCCACCAGGTGCAGGCGCTGCGGCCCGAGACGGAGCAGGGCTTTTTCGGGCCACGCCAAACACGGCCGTTTTCTGCCAGCTCGGGCAGACGGCGTGCGAGCACGTAGCGGCACATGCCGGTCTCTTGGGCCAGTTCATTGCTGGTGAGGCCGGGATGGCGCTTCACTGCGGACGCCGCTGCCGCCTGCTGGTCACCCTGCAAGCCGGATTGAACGACGTAGTGGGCTGCCTCGTGACTGGTGCTGAGGTCGGTTGCTCGGGCCGGATGGTTCATCGACGCGCCCTCCCCTTCGCTGCAGCGCGCGACACGTTCCGGATCAGCCGGTGCGCCATCGTGATCAGCGAGTTGGCCTCTTCAACCATCAGCTTGGCTTCGTCGCTGTCGATGTGGCGATCGGCAATTGCTTCCACCGCTGTGCCCGACAGGCGCCCCACCCGCGTGGTGATCTCCAGCAGCTTCGTCTGGATGGCGCCGATCTCGTCCGACCAACCACCCTCCGGCGGCGGCGGAACGGTGGCCACCGCCATGCCGAACTGCCCGGCCAGCGCCTGCATCCAGTCCAGGGCGTAATCGCGGCCCCCTGCCTTCTCCTGCATCCACTCGGTCAGCAGTTCGGCAATTTCCATCGTCACAGACTCACCCTCCAGCCCGCGCAGCTTCGCGCGCAGCGTCTCCGGGTGCATGGACTTGCCACGGCGGTCGGCCAGGAAAGCGGCCGCGTCCACGACACCACCCGGCGTCTTGCGCACGGAGTTGTAGAGAACGTCGAGCCAGTTAAGTGCGGATGTACGGCAGGTCATGGGTCACCTTGGGGTGGACTGCGTTTCAAGGTTTCGGGCTGGGCCCGGGTGGCGCACGATGGGCGCCATGGAGATCAACAAGTCAGGGACGACGGCCAGGGACGGCCTTTCAGGCGGTGTCGACCGGGGCGATGCGCCCCACGTCGGGGTCCGCTTCGACGCAGGACGAAGGCGCGACAGCTTCCGTGCCGAGAACCGCGAGAACGCGTGGGAAGGCAGGCACAGCGGCATCGAGTTCCCAAGCGGCTACACGTTCCGCGGGAAGCGCCAAAACGACAGCGAGATGTGCGTCGTTGGACAGACCGAGCTTGGCCAGAAGATCCCGTTTGGTAACGGGGGCGAGTCCGGCGATGGGGCCGAAGATTTCCGGACAGAGGTCATGGCGCGAAACGCCCGTGACCGATTCGATGGGGATCGCCATGGCTGGGGGCACGCGCCCCCGCGAGCGCCAATTGCTGACTGCGCTCTGGCGAACACCAAGATGGGAGGCAAGGGATGTGACCCCGCCGGCGGCTTTCACGGCTCTGTCGAGTGCGTCCATTCGCGGAGAATCACATATCGTGATCCTATGCGAAACACATTTCGTGTTAGCGACTTATCACATACCGTGAAGAATCCCGGTATGGCCTTCTCCGACAACCTCCGCGCCGCCCGGCTCAAGGCTGGCATGACCCAAGAAGCCTTGGCACTCGCGTGCGGCTGGTCGGGGCAGAGTCGTATCGCCAACTACGAGTCGTCGGCCGCCAGCGCGCGCGAGCCCAAGGTTTCGGAAGTGCCTCTGTTAGCTGCCGCGCTTGGGGTCAGCATCGCGTCCCTTTTTGGGGAAACCCCGGCGTCTCAGTCCCCGCGACCGGATCCTGCAATCCTTGCCGAAACCCACCGGTTCCTGGACAAGGCGTTCGGTACGCTTGGAAAAGCTTTCGACATTGAGTCCGAGGCAGATCTGTTTGCCGACGTGTACGAGTGGATCCTGTCGGATGAGCGACCCGCAGATCAGCGCAACTTGGTGGATTTTGCTGCATGGCGCGAAAAGCGCGATTCACAAAGGGGAGCTGTAAGAAATGAGCAAAACGGACGCGCTGCTGCACAAGCTGGTCGAACGGATAAGCGCCGCGCCTGATAGGAAGCCCGCGCTCCGCGCGGTTGTGGGCAAGAGGTCGACGCACTTCGATGCGGTCGCGCGAGAGAGTCATCTGCGGATGATCCGCAGCCTTGCCAAGACATACCGCCCCTTTGGGGTCCAACTGATCATCGACCAGGCAACCCTGGGGCACGCCTCTATTGATGACCTCGGCGACGAGGATCTGATCGAACTGCACCGCGCGCTCGACCGCGCTCGGGAATGCATCAGGGATGATGTTTCTTTTGAAGATGCTGGCTTGATCCGGCACACGTTCGACTAGTCCGACCGCCAAATTCTGAACGAGATCAGACGCGTTCAGAATTTGCGCGATCAAACATCACGCTACGTGTTGCATCAACAATCACATTGTGTGATCTTATCTCCGTCGCTCAACAGCGCCCCACCCCGGGGCCGGCGCAGGAGATCAAGCAATGGCAACCCTGTCCCTCGGCGTCAGCAAGGCGCCACCTACCGTAGTCGCTATGCCCGCAGTAGGCATGGTCGCCATCAAGGTCGGCGCTGCCAGCCTTTACATTGAACTGGAAGAGGCCGATCACCTCTCGGTGGAGATCCAGCACGCCGCACATCAGCTGCGCGGCGAAAGCCAGGACGCCGCAGCATGAGCGCCGCCCTCGTCAACCACTCCAACGCCCAGCGCGCCGCAGCCGCCGCAGGCATCGTCGCCCGCGCCGGGCGCCGCTGGGGCCTACTCCCCTACCAGGTGGTCATCGCCTCCAGCATCGCCGCCAACGCCGTCCTGCGGCACGGTCAGAGCGCTGCAGGCGCCGTCGCCGCCGTCCGGACCGCAGCGCGCGCGCACGGAGGAGCAGCCTGATGCGCCACCTGGCCCTGCCCTTCTACTGCGCCGTGATCGTCGGCCTCCTGATGGCGCTGCTCGCGCGCGCCATCTTCACCGGCGCCGACTCCTTCGTGCTCGTCGCCATGATCGGTATCGGCTACTTCGGCTGGCACGGCTGGAACGACGTACGCCGCTGCTGGCCGGCGTTCCGCGCCGAAATGCAGCGCCGCACCGAGCGCCGCCGGGCAATGCCCGCCGACGACACGCACTGAGCAACCGCCCGGCCGGCGCAACCGGCCTCCCACGCCGGCGGGACTTCCACACAGCCGGCAACCCATCACAGGGAACCGCATGCGCAACCAGCTCGACATTTTCAAGGACGACCCGGTCCGCATGGCCAAGGCCAACCGCGAGGCCGCCGACCACGCGCTGACCGACAAGCAGTTCACCGAAAGCGAGCGCCAGGAGCGCGCCGCCTACTACACCCGCGAGGCAGAGCGCTGGGAATTCAGCGCCGCCCTCGGCGGCCAGCAGATCCACGGCGCAAAGGAGCCGCGAGCATGAGCAGCACTCTCATAGATTGGTCATCGCAGGAGCAGTCCGATCTCAGTAACGGCAACACGCATCTTCTGCTCTGTTTTCTGAATCAGAGCGAAGGTTTCCTCCCAAGCCTTTCCCTCGTAGACCACAGGATCGCCTTGGAAATGGTCCGGCGCGACGTAGTCAGAAAGATCGTCACTGAGTTCGCGAAAGAGCTGGTAGGCCGCCTGTGCCGGAGCGGCTGCTGGTCCGAGCTGCCCGATGGATTGAACGGTGGGCTCGAACAGCGAAAAGCCATTCCGCAATCTCGCGATTCCTATTGGGCCAGACATGTCAGATCCAAGAAAACTCGGACTGTGGCCTTCTCGAAGGCGTTTGAGCGACCAGGTCAAAATTTGCTCAGCCGCTTTGAACTTAGGCAGCACGACAAGAGCCGCATTTCTTGCAGAAGTCGCATCAGCTGCCTTGCGATCGCTGAGCGACGCGTAGTGCAGCCACACGCTGACGCCTATGGCTAGAAGCGAACCACCAGCGCTTACCCATGCGGCCCAGAGCTCTTCTTTCATCACTACTCCTCCCCACGTCCAGCGATGGCTGGAAGTTACCTAATTTATATAGAGATTGCGCATGGCTGACGCGTCCCGCTCCTTCAACGTCCGAACGCTGCAACGCCCTTACCCACGACAAGGCGAAATAGCTGTTGAAGAGCTTGCAGGGCACAAATCATCGAGACTTCAGGCCTATTGTTCCCAGCTTTTCAAAGCTCCTAGCCCGAGATTCTGCGTGTCGCTTGTCGGAGATCTTTCCAAGCAAGGCATGCACCCGCCTTGCCGCAACGAGGATTGGTTTGAACTCGTCTTTCATTCCAAAAAGCCGAGTCTGCATCTTGCCATTTTTCTTAGCAGCATGCCCGCGGCTCTTAACCTCCCCATTCCAGTTTTTAATTTCAACGCTGAGCTGCACAACAGCGTCGTTCAGAAGCTCTTGCCTCCTGAACGGAAAGCCGGACAGCTGGGGTTCGTCCAAGGAAAACCTTTGCCAATCAATCTCGGCCAAGAGAACTGGCGTCGTACAAAAGAAGTCCAGGTCGTCTTGGTGGACCAGATCCGCCCAGACAAACGCCAGTTGATCTGCGAAAGCTTCAAAGTCTCCAACGTAACGATCCAGCGTCTGTCGTTCGGAAGCATCGGTCTGCCTATCCTTCGCTCGAGCGCCTGCGTAAGCAATCAAGATCCCCACACCGATACCCGCAGCTGCAAGCAAATTGCTCAAATCCATAAATCACCGCAGAAGTTCTCTTGCTTGAATTCTTGCATAGCTGCAGGCGCTCAGATGCAAGCGTTCGTAGTCCAGCTGTCCTGCGCATCGCACGGAGGCCGTCATGCCTGAGCAGCTGCCCATCCTCGTGGCCTGCGAGTACAGCGACACCGTAGCGTCGGCGTTCCGCGCCTTCGGCCTTGATGCCTACTCGTGCGATCTGCGCGCCACCGAGGGCGACCCGCGCTGGCACATCCAGGACGACGTGCGGAACCACCTTCAGGCCGGCCGCTGGCTGGCCATGGTTGCCCACCCCTATTGCACCTACAACACGCTGGCCGGCATCCGCTGGATGTACCACCCCGACGACACCGCGCTGCCGCAGCCCGACCGCCGCCGGCATCCGAAGTATCCGAACCGCATGCGTGACTTTCTGGAGGGTGCACTGCTGTTCGCTGACCTGATGGCCGCGCCCGTGGAGTTCATCGCCGCGGAGAACTCCAAGCCCCACGGCTTGGCCATGAGCGTGCTGGGCCGGCCGACGCAGACTGTGCAGCCCTACCACTTCGGCAGCCCCTTCACCAAGGGCGCAACGCTCTGGCTGAGGAACCTGCCGGCTCTGGTGGCCAGCCACACGAAGGCGCAGGTGATCGAGCAGCACGGGAAGATCGAGGCCCGATGCCACCTGATGCCGCCTGGTCCGGATCGCGAGAAGGAACGTTCGCGCTTCGACCCCGCGATTGCCGCAGCAATGGCGCAGCAGTGGGGCAGCCACATCCTCACCGCCAAGAGTGCCGCCCGTATCTCTGTACCGCTGCAACTGGAGCATGCTGCTTGAATACCGCCACGTACCCCACCACCCCGGTGGCCGCCGCTGACGCCACTCAGGCGTCTTCCGCCGTCGCCGCGGTCATCACCACCATGCGCCGCCTGGGTGCCGCCGGCGCGCCGATCTCGGCAGACCAGGTGCGCGAGTGGAGCGACACCCTGCTGCAGGAGCTGTATACCCAGCCGCCCGTCCGCTGGGAGTACCGGCACCAGGGCGATTCGCGTCCCGGCTGCTGGATGACCGCGACCCCGGAACACGTCTATCACGCTCGCGTTCGCCGCTGGGTCGTCCGGGCCTTGTGGGAAACCCCGCGCGTCATCCAGCCCGAGCGCGACCACGAGTTCAAGGCTGGGGTGTGCACCAGGTGCGGCGATCCCGAGGACTGGGCCGGCCCCGACTGCAAGCCGATGGTCAAACCCGTGGACCCGCGTACCCGCCTCCCCATCGACCCCCGCTGGCTGGTCGAGCCCCTGAAATGGCTGCGCGATGCCGGGCCCCACCCGGTTGGCCGCTACGACAGGGAGCGCCGCGCCAGTGAGGCCGCCTTCCTGCTGGAAAAGATCGAAGCCCACATCCTGGAGTGCCAGAAGCCATGACGCAGAAACACATCAGCCATCCCGAAGGCCTGCCGAACTGCGCCGCCGGCCACCGCGCGCGCCACATCCACGACCTGCGCGGCCCCGGCGCCGGCGGCGGCCACCTGGTCGAGTGCGCATGCAGGGCGACCAGCAAGAGCCAGGATCCCGAGAAGGCGCTGGCCGAGTGGCGCCGCATCAATCGGCCGGCCCGCAGCGCGCGCCCGGCGCCCGCGCCGGAAGTAGCCGACAACGTGGTGCAGTTCAACCTCTCCCTGGCCGAGCCGGCCGCGAGGCGCACCCGAGCCAGGGCCAGCGCCCAAGGAGGCCGCCCGTGATCGGAGACGTTCTACAGTTCCGCGATCTGCAGGAGCTGTGCCGGCCCGGCAAGCGCCCGCGGCTCGCCACCGTGGAGCGCTGGGCAAAGCAGCGCAAGATCCGCGTGCAGTACGACGGCCAAGGCGGTGTCTGGACCACCACGGCCGCGCTCAATGAGGCCTTGGGCCTCAGCACCACCGCCACCAGCGCTTTCGAGAACGAGAGCTACCCCGCTTCGCTGATCTGAAAGGACGCACCACAGCACCATGGCTAGACCACGCAAGGCCGCACCCAACCTGCCCGCCCACATCGATCACAGCCAGCTGCCGGTCGGGATCTACTGGGATCACACCGGACGTGGCAGGTGGTACGTGCGTGTGCCACATGAAGAAGGCCACGGATCCAGAACGAAGACGGTCGCCGGCCCCGGCGCGCGCATGTCGGACCTGCACGCGATCATGGAAGCACGCCAAGGCGAGGCACAGCGTGGCACCGTGGCGTTCGTCATCGACCGGCATGCCGAGAGCCTGGCGTTTGCCCAACTCAAGCCGTCGACACAGGAGGGCTATAAGGACTATGCCCGCGCCATCAAGGCGTACCCGCTCAAGAACGGCACCACCCTGGGAGAAGCCGTAGTGGACAGGCTGACGCCGGGGTTCATTCGCCGCCTGATCGACGTAATTGCACAAGGCCGGCCCGGCGCCAAAGCGGGTGAACCTGCCATCCCCGGTTACCCCACAAAGGCGAACCACTGGCTGCGCTACCTGCGCCGCGTGTTCGGCTGGGCTCGCGAACACGATCACGTCACCACGAACCCAGCCACCGGCATCAAGCAGGTGAAGGAAAAGGGTGACCACCGGATGCCGGCCGTGGATGTGTTCCGCAAGGTTCAGGACTATGCGAAGGAGTGCAGCGCGCGTGGGCCTCGGGCCAAGGGTGCGGTGCCGGCGTACCTATGGGCTGCCATGGAACTGGCCTACCAGGCGCGTCTGCGCGGCATCGAGGTGCTGACACTGACCGATGCGCATGTTGATGGCGAGGTTCTGCGCACGAACCGCCGCAAGGGCAGCCGCGACAACCTGGTGCGCAAGGGCGCCGAAACGGAAGAGGCAATCGCCATGCTTCGGGCGCGGCGCGCGGCGATATGGGAGAAAAAGGGGGGAGTGATTCCGATCCTGGCCGAGGGCCGCTTTCTGTTCGTCAGCGAGGACGGGGAGCGGTTGACGGAGGATGGTTGGCAGACTGCCTGGGGGCGGATGATGCGTAATGCAGTGAGGGACGGGATTCTAGGGCAGGACGAGCGATTCGGACTTCACAGCTTAAAGCACCGCGGCGTGACCGATACGAAAGGCGACAAGAAGATCGCGAGCGGCCACAAAACAGACGCGATGATGCACGTCTACGACCACTCGCTGCCCTCAGTACCGGCAACAGATGACCCCCTATAGTCCTTATACTAAGCTGGCCCCTTCCTGTCTCCCTGCCCCCACCACACCCAACATGCCCACTGCAGTATCCCTCTTCTCTGGCTGTGGCGGTTCCGACACTGGACTCGTGGCCGCTGGCTTTGACGTGGTCATGGCGAACGACCTGCTGGGCTACGCCCGCGACGTGTACTTGGCCAACCTTCCAGAAACCGACTATCAGCTGCGTAAGATTGAAGAAGTTCGCGCCTTCCCGGCAGCCGATCTGCTGGTCGGTTGTTACCCATGCCAAGGCTACAGCCAAGGCGGTGCTCGCGAATCCAGCAGGGACATCAACTATCTTTTCCGCGAGTTTGGTCGCGCACTGCGCCAGGTCAAGCCCAAGGCATTCATCGTCGAGAACGTGTCCGGCCTAATAAGACAGGACAACAAGGCGCTTTTTCAGACTCAGCTTAGGAACTTCCGTGCCGCCGGTTACAGAGTTAGCTGGCAGATCTTGAACGCCGCCGACTATGGCGTTGCGCAAGAGCGGATGCGTGTCCTCATCGTAGGCATCCGCACAGACATTGGCGAGACATACACGTTTCCAGCACCAACACATGGGCCCGACGCAGCGCTCCCCTATGTGACCATCGCCGATGCTCTTCGAGGGATGCCACTTTGGCCTGAGGGTGAGTTCAACGACGAGCCGTTTCACTGGTACTACATGTCACGCAACCGTCGACGAGACTGGAATGAACTGTCCAAGACAATCGTCAGCCGTGCGAGGCATATGCCACTTCACCCAGTCAGCCCCAATCTTGTCTGGGTCAAGAGCGACTCGTATCGGTTCGAAGACGACCGCCCCGCGCGACGATTCAGCTTTCGCGAGGCGGCGGCACTTCAAGCATTCAGATCAGACCTCGTTTTCCCGGAGAACTGCGGACTTCACAACCGCTACAAGGTGATCGGCAACGCTGTCCCGCCACTCCTCTTTCAAGCAGTGGCAAGCGCACTCCCGGATATCTGGTAGCGCTACACCAAGTCTCGACGGTAGTCCAAGACCTCTTGCACAACTGGAGGAATGGGGAGTCCAGCCAGTTCTTTGCTTGCATCGAAGAACTTGGCCATCCTCAGTCGATCCACCACTACTGAGCTTGCAACATCCCCGCCAACCGCCCAGCGCCCGTGGTTGTCTCGAAAGCAAATAGGAATAAAGATTGCCTCAGCCCACGGGTGCGTGGGAACAAGATGGTGACCAAGTCGGGCCCTAGAAATCTCCGACTGCTTTTGCGACCACTCCTCCCTGGAGCAAGCACATTGGCCAAGAAGTGAGAGGGTGTTTTCGGCCTCAAATTTATCCATTTGCAGCCAAGAGACCAAGTCGATCCCACCATCTCCTGTATCCCGCCCCCTGTATGTCTTGGCAGAAAGCTGCGGGCGACCGCCAATGTCAAGGCCAAGTTGGGTTAGCCGCTCCCACTTCGCCCCAACGTAATCCGTTTCGTTCTTTCCAAATGCCTTGGAAATGCCTTTCGAGGACCACATCGACTGGAGGGCAGTGAGCGCTGCTCGCTCAAAGCCATCGGTCAACTGTTTGTACTGCCCTTTCTTGAGCATCGGCAGATTGGCTGCGAGCAGCATAAAGACATAGAATTTCTGTCCATCCGTTAGCTGATCGTCACCCTCCATAATGCCGCGCACAGGATCGATCTTGAACGGATAATCCCCGCCAAAGGCAGCCTGCCTCCAGCGCAGATGTCCGTAGCAATCATCCAGCTCGTCCTGACTGATCTGCCCCCTGTTATCCCTGACATGATCCTGCAACGTATCGGCACTAGATACGCGATCTTCGGTCACCAAACAAAGAAGCTCGGCAAAATCAGCGATCGTATGAATATCAGAGTCGCGGGGAACTTCAATATTCAGCATCGCCCGGCACCTCGACCAGAGATTTGATACTGGAATGCAAAATCACAGCGGACTTTCGCAGGCGCTCAGCATGCGCCAAGTCATCCGGCAATATCCCCTCCGTAACGCTCAGCGTTTCCTGAGCCAGCTTGATCGAATTCTCCGCAATCGTGATGTGCCGGCGGATGGCCTCGAGCGGACCAGACGTCAATAGATCAGCGATGTCCAAGGGATCGCCCCTTCGCAAAGCCCCGAGCGCAGCTTCGTTCGCCACGACACGGGCAAGCTTAGCGAAGTTGCGGGACTCACCCAGTACGGTGAACGGTCGCTTTGACTTGTCAAAGACCCACGTGAAAAACTCTTCCAGTTCCTGGGGCTTTACTCGCTCAAGGTCGACGTCAGCGACGCCCTCCAATCCTATGAAGTGAGCGATGTTCTCCCAGCCAATGCCGGTGGTAAGCAGAGAGAACGGAATGTCATCCTCTTCCAGCTTCAGTCTCGCCAATACACCCAAATCACCGGCTCTCTTCAACAGCGCATGCCCTGTTAAGAGTCTCGCAACATACGTGGACTTACTACCAATCTCTTTCGCCAGAGCCTTGTGCGCCGTCTCGTTGTCGGTCGTATGTTGGGCCCTCAACTGAACCAAGTAGCGGGCCTTTGCGAGGGCGTCCCACTCTTTGATTCCTGTGATGTGGCGGTAGCCCAAGTACGTCAGGATGTCATCGCGCGCCCCGAACTCGAGCACCGGCACGCTCGTCGGACGGAACTTGGCCGTCTTCCTGATCTGAGCGACTTGTCCGGCGAGTACCGGCGGCTCTTTGTCGCTGCCAAGGAGCTTGAGAGCTCCAAGGCGCCGATTACCCTCGACCACCAAGAAGCCGCCCTCGGGCTCCGGGACAACCATTAATGGCTCGCCAGCGAAATAGTCCTTTTCGCCGATCGACATCATTAGCTCGATGAGATTGCACTCAAGCAACAGGTACTCAAGGACCTTCTCGTCGCTCTGGCGCTTGTACTTCTCAGGCAATCGGGGGTTGTCAGGATCAAAGCAAAGATCCTTAACAGGAACTGTCTTCAGCTTGGGATTCGCCATAGGTATGAAGCCTTACCCGCCCTGAACTGGGCACCTAGGCATTGTTGAGCCTGAGCGCAAGCAGGGCAAGAAATTTCGCCCCCAATTCAGGAGCTAATTCAGGAGCCACGGGTCTATCCACAGGAAATGAGCAGTAACCCATTGATTTCAGTGGCGCGCCCGACAGGAATCGAACCTGTAACCGCCGGCTTAGAAGGCCGGTGCTCTATCCAGTTGAGCTACGGGCGCCCGAACCGGAACGGTGTCCAATCCGACGTGACGTGGGATTGGTCGGGGTAGAGGGATTCGAACCCCCGACATCCTGCTCCCAAAGCAGGCGCGCTACCAGACTGCGCTATACCCCGGTCTTGCAATCCCCTCGGGCCAGGCCCGGGGAGTCGTTCATTGTGGCCAAGCACATCGTGAGCTGTCAACGCAGGCGAGACCAGCCATGAAACCGCCACGGCGCCATGCGTGGTCATCGGCTATGCTCGCAGACATCGGCCGGACGGCCGTCCCGACCTTTCATTCGCACGGAGAACACGCATGCGCAGCGGCAATCCGGCTCTTTCCGAGTCGACCTTCCTCGACCTCGCCAGCGGCTCGGTGGTGACCAGCCCCGACCAGGCAATGACCCTCAACGGCACCGTCAACAAGACCGGCTTCCTGTTGCTGTTGACCGTGCTGACGGCCGCTTTCGCCTGGAACCAGACCATCGATGACTACGGCCAGGTCATGGCCGGAGCCAAGCTGTATGCCATGGGCGGCGCCATCGGCGGCCTCGTGCTGGCGCTGATCACCGTCTTCAAGAAGGAATGGTCGCCGGTCACCGCGCCGATGTACGCGCTGGTGGAAGGCCTGTTCCTCGGCGCCATCTCGGCCGTGTTCAACGCCAAGTTCCCCGGCATCGTGTTCCAGGCCGTGCTGCTGACCTTCGGCACCCTGTTCGCGCTGCTGTTCGCGTACCGCAGCGGGCTGATCAAGGCCACCGAGAACTTCAAGCTGGGCGTGATCGCGGCCACTGGCGGCATCGCCCTGCTCTACCTGGCCTCGTTCGTGCTGGGCTTCTTCAACATCAACGTGCCGGTGATCCATGACTCCGGCTGGCTGGGCATCGCCTTCAGCCTGTTCGTGGTGGTCGTGGCCGCGCTGAATCTGGTGCTGGACTTCGACTTCATCGAGACCGGTGTCGCCCAGCGCGCGCCGAAGTACATGGAGTGGTATGGCGCATTCGGCCTGATGGTGACCCTGGTCTGGCTATATGTGGAGTTCCTGCGCCTGCTGTCGAAGATCCAGCAGCGCTGA